ACATTTCTGGCATAGATAGTGATAACTCTAGTTCTTCATAATCTTTCCAAATTCCAAGCAAAAATGTTTCAGACTCTAGTTTTGCAAGATCTAAATTGTCCCAAGTTGATCCACTATCTACTGCTTGTTTTTTTACTGATTCATCGACTTTAGAATTTACCTTAATTCCTGCTGCAATATCTAATACTTTATATATTGTTGGAAGATCAATACTATCTTCTAATTCTTCTATTGTTTTTATATCGGGGAAATATTGTTGCATAGATATTCTGGCACATTCTGCAAGCATAGATATTGCTTCAGCATCATCTTTAGCATTTTTTACTAAATCAAACACAGACATAAATTCACGCAAAAATTTTATTTTTAATGGAGTAATGTATATTTCTCTTCCATCGACTAATGATATTTTTGCACTATCATATATTTTTGTTGCCATAGTAAATAAAGTATACCAAATAAAAGAAGGCTCAACCTTTATGATTGAGCCAACTTTTTATTAAGTTGTATTATAGGGAACGATCAACGATCTTTCCATATGATGCATTGTCATTTGGAAGTAAACGGAATGAAACTTCAAACATTGTTGCTTCATCACGCTTTGCTCCAACAGTTACGCTCTCAATTGAGAGTGCACGATATGCAACATAGATTCTTTCAATACTGTCAGAATCTGCACAATCTCCAGTTCCTGGACCAACTGCTACCAAACCACGCTCTACTGGACATTCGCCAATATCGCCTGCGGATAAGTTTAATGTTGGATTATTACTTACAGTTTCTAGGTTGCCATCTTTGCTTGCAAGAGCAAATAATAAGTTTTCCAAAGTTGCTTCAGCAAATGTGGTATTTAGGTTAACCTGCATACCTTGCTTATATAACTTTGCAACGTCAAGAACTTGGTCTACCTGTACTTCACCGAAGTCTGGTTGAAACTGTAGTTCTATTCCGTTCATTGTATAACCTACGTTACGGAATCCTTCTTCATCTGAGAGAGTCGTTTTGTAGGATGTACCTGCAATGTATCCTGGAAGGACACCTGTCTCTGGTAAAACACCATCTTCATACGTAAATAGTGCTGCTGCACCTACGATGATTTGTGTACTATCACCACGTGTATATGCCATATATTTCACCTCTTTTTTTTCTATAGAAATAAAAGGCGTGTTTCCTCATTGATAAGTATACAGCCTATTTATGATAAAATGCCTGGTCTATCAATAATGTTTTTATTATATCTTGGTCTATCGTCAGTAGATTCCTCAACCCTTTTATATCTATTGGTTGATTGATGATAGTCATAGTCAATAATTATCTTATTGCCCGCATAGGTTCGGGCTGTTCCAAAGTCTACTATATCCCGTGCCTCTTCTAACTGGTATATCTTGAAATCATGAAAATAAAACTCACAATTCATACCATCAAAAACTTTACCTGTAGTCCAAACATTTAACTCTTGAGCACTTTCGTCTCCACGATCCATAAGTCTCATGATTGCTTCTTGAATTTGAATCATCTTTAAACTTGGACTTTCGCCAGTGGCATAAAAATAATATAAGACCTGTTCGCATTTTATATGTGGGAATGTACCCCTACGCATACGAAACATCCTATCCCATACTGCCATAGTGCCACCTTCTGGAAACTGCTTTTGTAAAGTTTCTAAAGTAGAGGGGCCAGTAGGAAAAAATGGAATATCTTCTAAATCAGTTAGTAAAGGAATCTTTTCTTTAAGGTACTGATTTATCCATAATACTGGTGTATTTAATACTGATGTAGATTCTGTCATCTTGCAACTCCTGCGTTTGCTATCCAGCGATATCCTACTTCATAACCTTTAGACTTACCGCCCCTTTTACCAGCACTAAGATTCTTTTTGTATGACACTGGATTAGATAGATATTGTGCTACACCGCTTGTTCTTAAAAATGCTTGAGTAAAATATCTATTAAAAAATGATTCAAAAGTTTTTTCAAAACCACCCTCAACTTCATTTCCTCCAGGATTTAAAACCTTTACTGGTTGTTTTGTAAATATCTCTTCACCGTTTACATCAAATGCTAATGCTTGTGCTTTTACAGGACGAATAGTTACTGGAATTCCCTCTTCCATAATTTTTGCTTTATTATAAAATGGAACACGAGAGCCACGCTTTATAGACGTTGATTGTTTAAATGTTGACATAAAAGATAAACCAAGGTTGCTTATAGTGTAGTTAATATCAAACAATCTAGCGCTAGGACTTCCAGTTTCATGCCATTCATAAACATGATGAAGCATTTGAGGATTTACTCTAGCACTTGAATCAATATATTCTTTCATTAACTCTATAGTCTCTAAACCAAGGCTAGAAAGAAACGCCCTTTTTCCACCCTGTATTCCATTTATATATCCAATTGAATATTCAATTATATTGTTCATATCTCTACGAAATGCTTTATTGTTAAATGTTACTTTCATACATCTACCGCCTGATTTTCAGATCTACGAATAATTAATTTGTAATATTCAACATTGCCAAATGGTCCAGTAAAAGGGTCTTGTGTTGCTATTTCAAAGATAGTTGATTTGCCTTCACGAGGTCCTGATGTCTCTAAATATATCTCATTGCAATTTTTATCACGTATATTAGTTATAATTACATTTGTAATAGAGTTTTTAGCCTCTAAACTAGATATACGAATATCTGTTTTTGCACGACCTAGCAACAATTTTTCTTGAGTTATATTTATGTTTGGTTGAACTTCTTCTTTAAATGCTGTGCCTGCTGGAGCAAAAGAACATGCAATGGTTCTATCTAACATCCAAGTTTTTTTAACTTCTCCATATACACCTTGCTCAACTATTGGATGATATACGTCTGCTTGCATTGGAAATGCGAAGTCTGGAGTTTCGCATATAACCATTATAAAACCCCAACGTGCTTTATTGTTTTTTCATATTTAGATAATATTTTATCTACAATCAAATTTCCTGTTCCGTCAATCATTGATTTATCAAACTGAATTCTAAATTGATCTGTATTATATGAAGAAATATATCTTTTATAATAATCTAATTTTCCACAATCAATATCGTGTATAAGAATTTCTGCAGCCCTGACAATGTCAGATGGTATAGATGGATACCCTGTAGCAACAATTATCTTATAATCCCAACCCTTTGGAAACCCTCTAGGCTCATAATTTAATTCTACAATATCTGTTGGGGATGATGGAAATAGAATTCTTGTTGATTCATCTCTATTTATTGCATCTGAATAAAACTTTGTAATTGCTGTTTTATCATCTGTTAATATATATTCAGAAAAAAAACTTTCTGAATCTTCAATATCCCAAACTAAAATATTATTTTCATAAACTTTTAAAACTTTGTGAACATCTTTCCATACAGGAATATAATCTAATCCCAAACCAACTGTTTCAATAATTTCTTTTTTATAATAAAATTCATCACTATGAGCATCTATAATTGCTCTTGCTAATTCTTCATTTAACGAATATGATTCAATTTCTGACAAAGTTGTTCCATGATTTTTTGGGTTTGAATATGGTCGTCTTAATTCAAAAAAATATGAAGAATTATTAATTATTAACTCATAATCATTGTCATACGTAGATGGAATTTCAATTAATACTTTAGAAGATGAGTTTGATGTAGCAACACCAATAATTTCTGATGAGTCCGCCAAATCAATAATTGTATAATTATATACCGTAGATGGATTTTCAACATCAATCAATACGGTAATCGGAAATGGCGGAACTCTCAAAATTTCCATTTTTTTACTTCTTGAATTCCAATGCTACTTCTTCTGGAGTTGCAATACGAACATGACTTCTAGTTAGCCATTTATCTGCTGCTGTCTTTTCAACAATATTATAGCCACGATAAACTTTTCCAACTCCACTCCATGTAACATTTTTTGTAGAATATATAGCAACTGTATCAGCCTTCTTTTCTGACTTTATATTTTCAGATTTTTTAGGCTTTAGTTCAGATTTTGTTGATCCAATTACCCCTTGCTCTACAACCCCCATTGATGGAACTGTTGAAGCAGGAAATGATGGTGCAGTAATTACATTATTATCTAAAGCAGATTCTTCTACTTCTGTAATTTTTGCGTCAATATTTAATTCTGATGCCAACTCTTCTACAAGAGTTTCCTCTTTAATAGGTTCTTGCGCTGTTTCTAATTGTGCTTCTGGAGCAATCAAATCGGAAACATTTTCTATTAATGAATCTTTATTTTCTTCTGACATTATGTACCTCCTAAGTATCTATTATAACAGAATAATAAAATTAAGAGGGGGAGGAGATCTACCCCCTGCCCCCTCTCAAAGGTATTATTACAGACTATGCATCTGATGCAGCGTCTGCCCACGCAATTGCGTCTTCTTCTTCCCATTGAATACCAAAGCGGACGAATACTGTGTATTCAATTGTGTCCTTCTTTGCTACGTATTCACGGTTAACAACGATATCACGTTGGAAGCCCCATACACGGTTCTGTGGGAATGTCAAATCGACATATCCTGCAGGGTAATAAGGAACTTCTTGCACATCAATTCCTAGAACACGAGTTGTACGTGCTCCACCAAATGTCTGTGCTCCACCATCAAGATATGCTTGACGGTTAGCGGATGTACCAGCAACACGACCTGCGAATGCTTCAGCAACAGCATCTGCTAAAGTACCGTTATTTTTTACGATACCTGCAAATGCATCTGTACCTGCATAAAACTTAAGATTGTTCTTAAGTGCACGATACTTACGTGGCATTGCTAGAATAATGTTTTGCATTACTTCTGGAGTCCATGCATTATCAGCAACTGTTACTACTGATTCATGTGAATCTCCGCCATCTTTGTGCTTCTTTACGAAACCTGTCATGATGGACAAGAAGTCACCTGTTGAGCCATCGCCATTAATGGCAAGGTCTTCAAGGTCGTTGGCAAATGCATTAGTCATTAGTCTAACTAAATGATCTTCTAATGCAGCCCCCTCGACGTTGTCTTCAAGTGCTTCTGCAGATACTTCCCAATCAAGACGAATCTTCTTGGTTGTAAGTTCTACTTTTGAGAATGTAGCGCCAGTGTTTGTGTAATTTCCAACTGCTTGAGAAGCAGCACGAATAACACGCTCACCAACGTTAATCTTTTCTAATTCCATGGTGTTTGCTCTCATGGTCACACGACGACCATCTTGAGCAAGAACAGTTGCATCCCACACGTAGTCAATAAAACGTTGTGCTTGTTCAGGACGCAAAATTCCGCTTGCTGCATCACCCGAAGGATCTACGGCATTTGGACCAGATGTAACACCAAAGTTGGCATTAGGAATGTTTCCAAGTGTATCAGCACCTGGATTTGTAACACCACCAATACCACCTGAAGCGAATGCACCTTGACCTTGGTATAGACCAGGGGCTGTTCCGCCTAGTTCGCCAGTTGTTCCTGGCTGGTTTTTCTTAATCTCTTCCGACATATTGTCACCTCCTAGTGATTTTCTATCTAAATAGATCGGCTGGTTTGAGGAAACGTCCGCCCCATTGGGATTTATCAGATTTTTCAATCTGAAATTCCTGTACGATTTCGCCTAAATCGCCAGATTTTCGGAAAGCGGTATCTGCCTCTACAGCATCGACTCTCTTTCCAAATTCATTAAAACGATCATTAGTTGCAGCAATATCTTTGGCGACTGCATCTAAAGAACTCTTTACTTCTGCTGTATCAACTTTTGTAGACTTAAGTATTTCTACTTCTGCCTGCAAAGATTTAACAGTTTCAACTAAATCGCTAAAGGCTGATGTAATTGTGTTTTTGATTTCTGCAACTGTATCAACAATTGAGTCATCTGACTTAGATACTTCTGCTGCAGCCTCTGCTGGCAGTGCGTCAACTGTTTCTTCAGTTTTAGCAACTTGATCATTTGATTGAACAGTCTCTTCAGATTTTTCAACAACTTCTTCAGTTGTTACAACATCTTCAGACTTTTCAACAATATCAGTAACAGCAGTATCAACTACAGTGATTGCCTCTGGAGCGATCTCTTCTGACTTACTAACTTCGGTATTTTCAACCTTATTATTTTTTGTCATAGGATTTTCCTCCTTAGTGGTCTTAGCATAAATGCCCTTAGCACTGTCTACTAAGAATTTGACTATATCCATTTTTTCGTTGTCTTCTTTTTCAACGAAACCTATATTTTTCATTTTATTTCCAGTTGTTGGACTTATAAAAGATTCATCTTGTGAAATTGTAACTATGCCAGATTCTTCATCATAAAAAATATTTTCTAAAACAACATCTTGACCTTTAATAACATCAACACCGTCAACTTTTTCTACATGCATAATATTTGCAAATTGATTTGCTGGAGAATCTACTAAAGATAATTCTACTAAATCATAATCCTTAATAATTCTAATTGTGGAATCAGTTTTTTCATCATAGCCATCATCCCATTTGTTCATTTTTCCACCAATAGAAAATCCAGTTAATGTTCCGTCTAAAACCTTTTCCCACGTATCCTGTGCACCCTTTGAAACATATGCAGAAACAAAAACACCAGAATAAAACTTTTTAGATTCTGGATCAAAATATTTATCTTCTTTAAAATTAACCATTTTCCCAACAGCAAGTGGTTGATGCATTTCACGAATATTTCCACGAAACTTTGAAAAAGCCTTTATAGATGCATCTTGTGTAACTATATCTCCCTGTTTATCAATATTGTCAAGGGATGCAAAACCTGAGACAACACGTCTTTCTTTATCAACCTTCGTAAATGGAAGTGAAAGTCTTACAGAATCGCCAGAGGTAGCCCAATAGGCTTTAGATATAGTCATACTACCTTATATTATAACGACCTTTTAACAACATCTCAATTATTGAGACGATCTTCCTTCACCTTTAGGATTTCTACCATCTAATGTTGCTGTACTATCAGACTGATTGTTGACTCTTTCGGCATCTCTTTGACGTCCCTGATTTAATTGAACTGGAGTATCCCCGCCCGCAATCATTGGAAGTTTCAGTACTTCTCTTGCTTCATTTGGAACCATAATTTGAGTCTTTACAAATCTTTCAAGAATCTGAGATTGAGCAATTTCATCTGTTAGGGTTAATTCATTAAACTTTAACTCTAAAATATCTGTCTTTTCTCTTATTATTTTATTTATTATTTTTTCAAGTTGTCTTTGTGCTGGTCGTGCAACCTGCTCTTTAAATGTACGATCTTGGGCAAGCGCTGATGCGATTGCAGAAGAATCTCCTCCACCAATCTTTGAAAGAGGAACCTGATGTGCAATTAATATGTCATCACGATTTTGTTTTCTATATCTCTCAAAAGAGCCTTCCTGAACCCCCGTTTCAATTGGATCCATCTTAAATTCAACTTTGTTAGAATCGCTATCCCCTGGAAGAGGTATATAAAGAGTTCTGTGAGATTGCCCCTTTAGCCCTGTTTGTAAAAATCTAAACATTTTGTCTTCTGCATCTGAAGAAAGTTTTGCACCTTTTAAAGTGACTACATAACGTGGAACAGCCTTGTTAGAAAAATAATCTATGTTGTATTGTGATGCTAACTGATCACCTTGCAAAGAAGTGATTGCAGACATGATATCTGGAACTCCATAGAAAGTGTTTAATGGAGAATATTGTTTAAAATGAATAATTTCATTTGGTCTGGTGTCTGATGTTATTGGGTTTGCGTTTTTTGCTGCAAAATTTCTAAAATAAACTACTTTATTTCCAATAATCTGTAAATATCCATCACGCAACCTACGAATACGAATCGTTGTTGCTGGGATATGTCCTATGTAACCTATGTCTCCTGCTGTAGTTCTACCAATTTCAAGGTATCCATTGCCAATTGCCTGAACATCAGTAAAAACCTTTTCCATGGTTGTTGTAAAAGAGTCATCATCATTTAGTGATTCTAACCAATCACGTAATTCTATTTTTGCTCTTTCAATTCTATTACGTGCACGACCAACTGAATCTTTGTCTGGAGAAGACTCTAACTTAAGCATTGTTCTTGGAGATATTTCAAAACTATAACCTAGACCAACAATGTTCTCTACTTTGGCATCTATTGCTGCATGATTAGCAAATGATGTGTCATAATAATTAGCAAGTTCATAAACATTCCATGGTGGAGTTATGACATCAAACATTCCATAACCATTTCTATAAACAGTTCCTGGATTTATTTCCTTTGATTGTGCGCCATTTATTCCAATTTGATTGCTGCGAGCACTATCCAAATACGATGCTGTTGGCTCAACAGACTTGTTTATTCTGTTTGTCCTTCTTTTAAAATTATTATCTAAACCAGTTAAATTTTTTAATTCATCCCAAGTTTTATTAAAAGGATCGCTTTTTTTAAATTGATCATTTGTATCAACTAAATCATCTATTTTTGCACCAATTATATATTCATTATCATCTGACATTAGTCTTGTGCTCCATATTTTTTAATTGTTTGTTGTGCAGCATGAACAGCACCAAGATCGTTTAAGTTTGGAATTAATCCAGACTTCATTCGATCAACTTGCTCGCTATACTCTTCATCTGTTACACGAGATAGTCCAGCAAAAAAATATGCCTCTCCGTCTGGCTCTCCATAGTGGGCTGCTGCTTGTTTTAATTCAGAAATCTTCAAAATATCACCCTTCATTGAGGGAATGTTTAGTATATTTCCTTCTCCGTCAGTAAACCACTTTCCATTTGATTTTTTCCAAACATATATTCCCCAGTCATAATTTTTTTCAACTAAAGATACTTTGGTTTCACCTATTTGACCAGGCATGCGAAATTTTTTATTTTTCATAACCATCAGTATACCACATCATATGGCATTTTGAACTGTTGATTGCCATAGTGCGTCGGCATATATGCGATATTCATAATTATTTAACCTAAATTGTCTTGTATCATCAATAATAAATTTATTTGTACCAACGTAACTCTTATATATATCTGATGGCTTAACCCCATAATAAGAGGTGTTGGATAAAACTAATACACCTTGCCAAACATATGCAGAATCCCAATACTGCCAATCAAACTCAATGCCACCATCACTTTTTACTCTAAACCAAGGTCTTTCTGTAATATTTTGAACTTCTTGTAAATTTGTAGATTTATAGGTAGACACAAGATTTACTAATAAAGGACCATTTATTTTAATAGATCCTGTGTAATTATTAAAATCTAATAAACTAGAAAAAGATATTCCAATCATAGACCACTCTTTAATGTTTATTACTGGATCTTTAACAATATTTCCATTTAAATAAAATCCAATGCCCTGCTCTATTTGTCCAGTTTTAGTATTAACTGCATAAATTTTTGCTCTTTTGCCATTGGCATTAGAAGCAACCATAAAAAATTTAATTATTGAGTCTTTAGATTCAACTTCAAATATTTGTGTTGGTGCATATGGAAAAATATCTTCATCAAATCTAATTGCCATTTGCATTGCCATAACCTTATAGTTAGAAGATGACTCTGGATTTATGGGAATTAAAACACCACGGTTTATTAGTGGATCAAACTGACCTCTAACTTTAATTCCAGAGTGTCTTGTTAAATATAAGTATGGGGAACTGTCTTTATAAATTGTGTAAGGATTTCTATCCTTATAATTATAATATAGACCATTCTTTATATACGGATATATCGAAGTTCCAAATTTTGTGCCAATTGCATTTGGAATAATATCATTAAATGCTTGAGAGGCTAATTGAAGTTTTTTAATTTTAATTTTATTTTTTATAATATCATTGACCTTAAATTTTAATTGTACTACTATTGCTAACTTATTGAAATCTATATTTTTAGGTGGATATATAATCATGTCATTTACAACTTCATATTTTGTTTGCATCCAACTAGTTCCTGGCTCAATTACTCCATTTTTAGGAGCCATCTCTGTATTAATAAAAAATGAATCTGGTGCATTTGCTCCAGACTCTAAATACTGAAAAGTAATATAAGATTTAACTAATGCGTTATCCGTATCATATCTATAATTTACCTCTGAATTATTTTTTAAATCATCATAGTTTAAGTATTCAGTAAATAAATTATTATCTAAAGATTGATACGTTCTTAATTCTGGTGAAGAATATTTTAGTTGTAACTCATTATAGGTCCATGAACTATTGACACGATCTTCAGTAAAACTTAATGGTGATGGATAGTTAATATTAAATTGAATTAAATCTAAATCATAGTAGGAATCATTTCTTGAATCCGTAACATATTGAGCAAAATACGATAGTGGAACATGGTCTTCCCATGTACCCTCAATATCAACAGTTAGGTAAAAGTTATTAAAATTTTTAACTGATACAAGTGTATAACTTGCAGTATGAGAAATTAAAGAATCTCCTGGAAAAGAAGATGGTGTTCCTCCATCTAAAAGAAAATCCCAAAAAGATGATGGTAGTTGAACATTTCCAGATAAATCTAACTCATCTTCAAAATACTCGTCTCCAGCATCATGATCTATTTCTTCTGTGTAATTATTAAAAACATCTTCAAAGTTTATCGGAATTCCTGAAATTGGATTAAATAAATAAGTTATTGGTATAAGGTTTTTACTAGAGCAAAATCCTATCTTATAAACATTTCCATCAAAAGTTTTTTGTAATTCTTTGCATCCTCCTACATACAGTTTTGCAGAAGATAAATTTCCAAAAAATGATGCAATTCTTTTTCCAAAATAATCTATAAATATAGTTTTATATATTCCGACAACAAATTTTTCATCGATAAATACTGGAACTGACTGATAAAGAGTATCTATTTGTTCAGTCAAAGAACCATTTTCCATGGTTTCATATTTTAATAAGTATGTTATTTTTCCATCTATTAATTCAATACTAAAGTACTCTTTCGTAGAATCATTATCTATTCTCAACAAAATAGTATCATTATTAAAAGATGAAACACTAAATATTCCATAAAAAGCATCTGATGAAGTAACTAGTCCAACATCATTAAATAGTAAGTATCCCTGTGTATTTTGCCAATTTTGATTTGGCTTTAATTTAAAATATTGATGATTTGTAATTTGAAGATTTACAGAGTCTGTGTAAAAATCTTCTAAACTTTTATTATTAAAAAATACTTCTGGTAATTCATAATTTTTACTTGTCAAACAATTTTCTCTTACATCTAAATTATCTATAGAGGCTTGAGACCAAGATCCTAAATCAGGATACATATAGTTATTTGTATAATTTGCAAAAGAATAATCAATAAAAGTAGAAGTTCCACTGTATGAAGCATTAATATTTTCTGGAATCTCTACACCTTGACCATATACAAACCTTCTTTTTGCAACAATAGATGGTATTGGATATGAATATATAGAAATACAATCTACTTCTATAGGAAATACATCTTCATAAGAATAAAATCCAAGCCAATCTTGTTGTTTATTTTGATAGTACGGTTCTGGAAAGGACAGAGATGTAGTCAAAAGATTTAAAGATATAACCTCATCTCCATTAATCATTAATGAAGCAATATTGTTGCTATATCTTATATGTACAAGCATTGGTCTTGCCCATTCTCCAACATAATGAGATTCAAAACTGTTTCCAATTTTTAATAAAATAAAAGGACCTTCTACATATAATCCATCATCCGAAGCAATTGGTCCAAAAATTCTTTTCTTTGTATAAGAATCAGAATTTATTTTTAACCACATTTCTACAGTATATTCTTTAAACTTTCCAGAATTATTTAAAAATCCGTATCCAGGAAATATTAAAGATGGCTTATTGTTATTTGGAGAAATTGATGTTGTGCCTGTTGATCCATAAACCATTGGAATGCCAGAATTTTTTGCAACTAAAGAATTATTTTGTATAAGATAATATCCTGGAATATTTTCTAGACCATATGACTTTGCTTCAACTGCATAATCACAATCAACATTAATTATTTCTGGAAACAATATTTTTTCTAAACCAAGAGAAGTAGAATTAAACTCTTCTGACCATTGTCCAGCAGTTACACCATTAACATAAAATATATAATCATCTTGTGTTCCACCAGAAATATAATTAATCTTTATAACAATTTGTATTGAACCCACTTCGGATAAAATAGGAAATGTTTCTGAAACAAAAACCCATTTTCCATAAACAGATGTTCCAAAATTTTTTATTTTTTCAACAGTATCGCCAATTGTTTCATCATAGTATCGATAACCAATCTCAATTCCAGAAATATAAGAACTATTAGAATAAAAATAAGATCCAATACAAAAGTTTTGCATATAGTCATTAAGATCTTCTAAATTAAAAACCTCATCACTAATACATACAATCTGACCAGATTCTTCTGTAAAAAGATTTCCAACTATTTTTGTTACTGAAGAAGATGGAAATGGCTCATCTGTTATATCATCATCAGAATAAGCAGAGCCTCCGTCTATTGACCAAGAATAAATATTTCTATCATTTTCTGATATTAAAGAAATATAGTCTATGTTATCATCTAAAGCCCAAATAGATGTGGGATGTTCAGAAAATATTTTTTCTGCATACAGGTTTGAAGGAATAGACATTATGAGTCTATTTTACCACAAAGGACTGTTTATTTTTTAATTTTTTGGAATCCACAACTTTTCGTTACCTTTATTGTGATACCTTGCCATAACAAACAGTAGGTCCGAAAGCCTGTTTAAGTATTTTGCAATATTTATGTTTAATCCTTCAACTTTCCAAACCTCACGCTCTGCCCTTCTCACAATAGTTCTTGCGTTATGTAAGGGACCTGTAGGTAAAACAAAAGAATGAAGCGGCTCTAGGTACTCGTTATAATCATCAATTATATTTTCTAAATGAGTGATTCTTTCTTCTGATATTGTTATGGTTGGAGCACCAGAAAGTTCTGCACCAAGATCAAATAAATCACTTTGGATTCTGTCTATGATGTCATTATGATATTCCGTCGCCATTCCAATAGCGGAGTTGGCTTCATCTACTGCACCTATTGCTTCAATTAAAGAACTGCTTTTGTCTATTCTTTCATTTGTAGCGGTAGAGGTTTTTCCATCATCGCCAGTCTTTGTATAAATACGAGTTAAGTGAACCATTAGTGCCCTGTCAAAGAACGCCAGATATCAACTGTAATGCTGTTGGCTATATAAAGTCCAACCAAATTTATAACCAATTGAAATGCGTACTCAATTTTAGTAGGTTTCTTTTTTTGTAACGGAAAATCTATAACATTATCTAATTCTTTATAGGCTAATCTCATGGAAATATTAACTCTCCTTTAGGACCAGTCCAAACCAATCCAACTGAGTCTCCTGGATTTAAATATTGTTGATCTATGGCAAGTTGTCCCCAACCCCACTCATTGCGTGGAAATGGAATAACTTGTTTTTCTTTTATTATAATTGCCCAATACGCTTCTGCGGGTGGCATAACTTCACAAGACTCTGCCTTTTCATCTGGCAAACCATTAACTCTACAAACTACTCCAAGTCCGTATTTTTTAGTGCCTTCTATTTCAAGGTTGGCTTGTTTTAAAACATCTAAAGCAAGAATGCTACTAGATGATTCTACACATTTTTCTAACTTTGTTTGATTATCTAAAACTCCATAATCAACATAAAGATTTATACAGTTGTTATCTGGTTTGTTTATAACAAACAGTGTTGCTCCAACTGCTATAAAAATTGCTAATGATGCTAGTATTTTTTTCATTTTATCCCACTTAGTATAATTTTATCTCACAAGCGTCTGTACTGCAATAGGCTTCACCTTGTGCTTCTAGATTTTCTACTCCATCATAGATGGCAGACCAGTCAATCTTTGCAATTTTGCCTACGTAAGAATTGTACTCTTCTCTTGTAATATTGTTATATGGTTGTTGTGGAAATGTTTCATTGCCCATTGGCAAAAATGAAACAGCCTTTAATTCGCCCTCATAAAGATGAAGTGCTGGAGCCACATGTTTTTTTTCTGTTTCTTTATCAAATGATAGAGTTACAGATACTCCATTATCAGACCAGTATTTTTGAGCGGTAGCAGCCAAACCAATCTTTTCAAAAAGACTTACATCTTTTTCAGAACGTGGATGTTCAGATGCTACTGGAAAATATACTACTGAAGTATTGGCAGACACTAAGTCTGCTTCTACTTTATACCCTGCTGCTTTGAATAAATGAAGCATTGGATCTGTATTTCCAAACCTTATGGCACGTAGATAAAATGCCCCTCCTGGACCCCAGTGAACTCCTGGTGTTGCACCAGAAAGTAGTGAAACGGATCCTGAAGGTTTGACAGTAGTTACACGAATTGATTCACGTACACACAGCCACTCAGAGTATGAGTGATCGTATGCTTTAATTTTTTTATACCCTTCGTCCATCCATTCACGAACTGCTGGCATGCCTTTTGTATCTGCAAAAGATGCAATACCAGTTAAAGATGTTCCAATACGACGATTACGTTGCATAATACCATTTGTGGTTTGCCAATGTGTTGGCATCAGGGTTACAGTCTTTCCATATAAATACGCAAACTTTAGTGTACGAAGAAAATCTTCTTTATCTTCATGACGGTTTAAGTGAACCTCTACTAACGTACATAGTTCGTATGATTCTAATGGTTGTTCTGCACATGGATTAAAGCCGATTACACGATAATCTTTTC